ATATAAAAGTATCTCTTGATCCATACTCTTTCATTACTTCCGAATAATCAACATTAGTAATCTTCCAGTTCTTAATTAAGTTAGAAAACTGTGCAAGTTTATCTGCACCTACAAGAGAAAAATTAGAATTAGATGCTGACTGTGAAAAGGTGCTGTTCTCTGTTAATCCTGAGAAACTACACTTATTCATTATAAAGAATGCTACTGCTTTCTCAAAGTCATCATAGGTATCAATCTCTGCCTTATACTTATTAAATAGTTTTTTAGCACTTGCAGTTACTTTATCCTTATCACCCTCATCCAACGTCCTCTGCTTTTCTTCTCTAACCCTCTCAGACAGTTCTTCTCCCCTATCCCTCAACTGCACCCAAAAATTATAAAGAGGTACATAGAGATCATTTATCCATACTGGTATGTCTGGATTAGATTTAGTTATTTCAATGGCAATAGATCCACCACCTATAAAAGGTTCCCTATATTCTGAAATTGTTTTAGGAAACCAAGGTGATAATGTTTTAATTGCTTTAGATTTTCCACCAGGATATCTGAGTGGAGTCTTCAAGGCTTTCATTGTGTAAGTTTATCAATATACTGATAGATTAATTCCCACTTAAATTCATAAGTGTTTCCCATTTCATCTTGAAGATAGAATGGAATATTGGGATGCATCATCTTAGCACGATAATAATGATTGACTACATTATAATCATCATCAATACGTCTTTGTTCTTCACGTTCTTCATCAGTCATCATGTTTGTGAGATAGTTTACCAGACATCTCATATGCCTCCTTATTACCCCCATGACCGTGAGCAATACCTAACTCATGCATCTTTGCATGTTCATCAATAGGATCTCTTAATTCTTTCTTACCTGCTCCTACTGTAAGATAAAGTCCATAAGCAACTAAACCTATAACAACTAAACCAAAGAACAAAATGAATCCCTGATCAGGGGTGAGACTTAGGTGTGGGATGATAGCATCTGGTTGCTTCTCCCATGTGCCAGGTAAATTATATACAGATGGTTTTGATAAAAAAATCATTAGTAAAATCTCTCGTTGTTGTAAGTTTGACCTACTTCTAATTGAACAGTATCTAATATTCTATTTAATGATCTAGCAAACATCCTATATCCAGATCCAACATACAATTGACCTGCCACTACAGAAAATGTTGCAACACCCCAAAAGATGTAATAAAATCTAGATTTGACTTGGTTCCTCACCTTTTCTTTTGAAATCATAATAATAACTACTTGAACTCACATTCTACCATAATCTCAGTCAAACATGCAAGCATGTTTATCTCTTGGTCTGCCACAAATGCTATTTGGTACTGGTACTTCGCAATAATAAGAACGGCAGCAGGAATAGTGCTAGGGACAAGGGATTGGTAAAGACTATCGTAAATGCGACGCAATAATACACTAGGATCATTGTCCAAGTTATTGACACACCATTTACGTACTTCTGGAAAGTTCTTTTCTTTGAGGTTTTTAATGAGATCATTTACCTTTACGTCACTAAAGTGGGCAAGTATACCAGTATCTATCTTACCTCCTACAGAGTATCTCTGACACTCATTTAATACTCTTCTCCAATCAGGGAAATGTTTATTAATAAGTTCTGCAAGAACTTTCTTATCTGCTTCAACCTTTTCTTGTTCTAAAATACTTACTAATCTTCCGAAGAATGCTGCTGCAATTTCTTGTTTAAGTTTTCCCTGAATACCAAACTCCACCACAGCACATCTCGAATGGAGGGGTTCAATGATTTTATTTTTGTAGTTGCAAGTGAAAATGAATCTACAGTTTCCTGAGAACTCCTCAATAGACGCTCTAAGGAGGAGTTGTACGTCGGGAGTGGTATTGTCTGCTTCATCGATGATGATAACTTTGTGTTTCGACTCACTCGTGAGAGATACCGTAGACGCAAAGTTCTTGGCATTATTCCTAACAGTGTCAAGAAAACGCCCCTCATCCGATCCATTAATGACATAGACATCAACCCCCAACTGATTGCAGAGTGCCTTTGCTACTGTAGTCTTACCACATCCTGCAGGACCAGCAAGAAGTAGATTAGGTACTTCACCTTTATCTAGGAAATCAAGAAAGGTCTTTTTGGTTTGCTCTGGTAAAATACATTCTTCAATTGTTTTGGGTCTGTATTTTTCAACCCATAAAAATTCATCACGCATTATTCAAATGTTGAATCTGGTTCTAATGCAATAAAATATGTCAGATCTTGATTCTTACTTCTAAATCTAGATAGAAGTTTTGATGATACAACAACCTCATAATTACCAGGAAGAATTTTAATATTTTCTACCTTGAAATTGAATGAGAATTGTTTATCAGTCTCACCTACAGTAACAGAATAATCATTTGATGTATCATTCTTTTTATCTCTTACAAGAAGTTTTACAGCACCATTCTCACCAACTACACATAAATCAGGAAGTTGATATATTGCTGCTGCCTTAAGTAATTTATCTAATTGATCGGTACTCAAATCAAATGTAACATCTTCACTAGGAAGATTGAATGTCTTATCTGGTGGAGTTACAATTACTTGTGGATCGGCAAAGAAATACTTAGATCTCGATCTTCCTTCTTTAATTACCACATAATTATCCTCATGAAAATCAAGATCAGGACTATTATGTAAACTCAATCCATTTAAAAATTGATTAAGATCATAAATTCCAAAATCTCTTGGCAATTCTTCAGAAATAGTTGCTTCTGCAAGAATATTCTTCATCACACTAATAGTGCGAAGTCTTGTCCCTTGCTTAAAAAGAATTGACTGATTTATAGTCGAAAAGTTTTTTAATAAAGAAAGAGTTGAATCAGAAAGTTTCATAGCCACGGGTCGTAGTTTCATTTAGTTGCCCACTAAAATGGTAAAGTAGGAGTGAATAGTGTAGTGCTTTAAGTATATCACGTTTTGCTTGTCCCTTCTTATCGTAACGACTTAGATACTTAATTGCGTTAGACCTACAGAATGATTCTGCATCTCCTACGGACTCAATAAGATCAAGTGTCTGGACGTTATTATTGTCAGAAGTATAATGTCCACCATAAGTGGTAGAAATATAATCCTGAAGAGCTTTGATGGACTCATCTTCTTTATACTTTCTAGTACAATCTTTTTGTATTCCAGGTGTTGGTGGCATAATAAAATCATCCTCACCACCAAATGTAATTACATCTTCTGCACTTACAAATGGATCAGAGTAGGAACCAAGATCTAGATGAAAAGTTTCACCATATTCACCATATGATGTGTTTTCTAATGATGTGTTTCCTACTCCCAAATCAAAATTTACAAAATCACCACCTGTTATAGTAATAACATCATCATCTGTAGTTTTTTCACCAACAGTAACTACTTCAGGTATGTCCTCATCAATCTCAACATCTTCAGGAACATTAAATGTAGTGTTCCCAGTTCCTGTATTAATTTCTATCTTATCATCATTCAATTCGGTATTCTCAACAGGGTAAACTTTGTCAGTCATTTCATCATCTCCATAAAGTTCGTCATAAAGTAAGCTCCATGCATTAATCATACATCTTGTCCTCCAACTTGTCAAGATCTACATCAGCATCTACTTTATCATATAGTTCAAGGAATGCTTGCTTTGTTTCATCATCAAATCTGTTTACACAAACTTGAATTGCTTTCATCTTATCATTAAAGATGCTGTAAGCACGAACAATATGAACCAATCTACGAGTACTGATAATCTCTTCAATACCACCATCATAGAATGTTTTGCGGATGATGTCACCCCAATCTACAAGTCTTGCAAGGAAGTCAGTATCAGTAACACCCAACTGTGAAGCAACACCACCAAGGATTTTCTTCTCTACAGATACAGGTGGATACTCTTGCTCAAAGGTTACAGGGAATCTCTCAAGGAATGCTTCATTAAGAACATTAGTTCCTATAAATCTACCATCATCAGATCCTTTACCTTTAGTATTAGCAGTAGCAACTACATTGAATCCTACCGCAGGTCTGACAAACCTACCGATTTTTTTGAGGAACAACCCTTTACCTTCAAGTATGGGTTGGAGGCATAGGATTTTGTTACTAGCCAAGTCAACCTCATCGAGTAACAAGACTGCTCCTCGTTCAAG